CCACCTGCCGCTCGAAACGATGGCCTTTCTCTCGTTGACCCTTACCCATTGAACACATCCTCGGCCAATTCAATGTACTCCCTCAGCGACCTCTTCTCTTTTCCGGTCAAAGTTCGCTCAACTCGCCCGGCTTCCCACCAACACAAAGACGACCCAAGACCCAGCCCAAGCTCCGCAAGCGTCTCCTTTGTTTCTTTTAGCGACTTGCGACCAAAGTTTTTGACTTTCAGCATCTCAGCCTCCGTTTTTGTGCAGAGGTCCAGCACGGTTTTTATTTGTGCGTTACCTAGGCAATTATGAAACCGGATAGAGCCAGTGAGCATCGCAGACGGCTGAAACAGCAGCCTCCAGTGGTCTCTTATTAGGATTACTGGAGTGCCGTGGCTTGAGCCAATCCGCAACGCAAGACCAGTCTCAGCTTCCGCTAGTTTAAGAAGTGCTTCCGCGTTAAGGTATGATGAAGCATCAACAGCAAGCGGGCGTAAGTCACCTTTAGCAAGGCACCTCCGCAATTTGTTGATGGCATTACATTGAATTTCCCTTACGCGGGTGCTGGTCAAGTGAAGTGCATCGCCTAGCCCAACGTAGGTCATCCTTTCATCCGCATTCGTGTTCAAAACGCGATTGAGCAGAATAAACCTTTCTTTGTCGGTCAGCCCTTTATCGTAATCCTGATTCACCATAAGCTTTCCCTTAGTGAGCAATCTTTATTAGGTCTTCTTTTTCAGCAGCCATAAGCTGAGCTACGCTTAGCCCACCAGACATCCACATAAAAGAACCAATCAATGAGAAAAAAGTCTCTAAGGTTTCAGGATCAATGCTTCCGTTTTCATCTAAGTCTTCTGAAATAACAACTAACCTTTTGCCTATCTCACCTAAAAGACCTTTCATTTTTTCCTGTGGTGTAGTCATTGTTTTAGAATGGGATGTCATCGTCATTACCTCCAAAGTCAGCTTTACTGCCAGATGCTTTTACTTCTGACACTATGTGATCGATATAAATGTTTTCAAAATCATTCTTAGTTTTCTTTGTAACCTTGACCACCTTATCTAATAAAGACTCAAGGTTTAGTTCACTAAGTTTTGCTGGTAGCTCAACACCACATGCAGCCAGGTCTTGTTTCAAGAACTTCATGTTCTGTGCATTGGCCAACATGTTGCGCTTGAATAACCAACGCCCTTCTTGTGAGCCGTTGTCAACAATAAGCACCCAGTTTAGATATGGGTTGCCTGATTTAGAAGTTTTGAATTCTACCCTGTCAATTACACAGACATAACTTCCGTCTGGCACTGACTCAAATTCTGTCTTACTTGTTGACTCAGGTTGTGCAGCCTGTGACCAGTTGTTATCCAAGTCTGTCCAATTAAAATCACTCATTTAGTTTCTCCTTTCTTTTTATTGTCATCGAACTGCGAAGCTAGAGATATGTAGTTCAATGGCATTGTGTCAGCCAAACGACCACTGCGGTCGCCAGCTACCCATGTGGGTGATGGTTTAGTTCTAAGTACACGCACGCCTTCTGTATTTACGTCTGCAAATAACAACAGGTCGCTCATGCCTTCAATAATTTGACGAGCAGACGTAGGTGGCGATGGTGCCCACCTCATTTGCTTGCCTGTTCTAGTATCAACCTCAATCTCTTTAGCGTGGGATATCATAATCAACCCCAGCTTTCCGCCCTTCTTGGTTCGGAGAGTGCCTATCTTAGACAGCACCCGGCGGAATTCATTGTTCACCATGCCAAACCCTTTGCCGTAGCTTAGGTCTGACGGGTCCATAACCCCTGCTTCTTTGCAGATATGTGCCTTACAATGCAGGTATAAGATATCAATGGTGTCTACCACCAGAGTTTCAACGTACTGCGGGTCCCTGCCTAGTAAACCGCATAAGTTTCTAAAGTTATCCCAGTCATTTATTGCAACCTGATAAGTCTCCAGGAAATTTAATCCTGGCTCTGTTGCAGCAAATAATGCACCCGGAAATTGACTGGCAAACGTAGACTTACCTATCTTCGGCATGCCGTACAAGGTTATTACTTGATCACCTAGTTTGATTGTAGGTTTTGTTTTTGTTTTCGGTATCATCGTCTAAATTCCTTCTCTTGATAATGCGCGTCTTTGACTATTGGGTTGTCGCTGCTATTGCACAGTGCGAGAAACTCACACTTCCCTGTACGCCCATAGCAACTTGAACGAGAGCGTGGCCACTTGCCTGTTTGCATGTGCCATTGAATCCTGTTCACCTCATCAAAGACTTCTTGTTTAATGTCTTTCAACTGCTGTGCAGTATATGAAATCTCTTCTCTGTGAAACGCTTCAGGGTGCTTGTCGTACCAGGCGCGAAGTCTGTTAAGATATTCCGCATCGGTTTCGTCGCGCTCCCTTTGGCGTGCACTTAATCTCATCTGTTTAGTTTCTTTATCCTTTACATACCTCCTCTTTTCTTCTGGCGTAGCTAGCGCCCTGCTTATCCGTGGCTTTTGAATGATGTCGTACACAACACCAGTTATCTCTTCGCCCATGCTTAATAGAAATGCTGCGTACATTAGAGTTTGCCTTGCATGTGGCAATGCCTCTATATATGCGCCGTCAATAGATGAAGTAGTCTTAGATTCCCATATCCTACCGCCCATATCAATAGCATCGATAACACCAATAACTTCTACCTCATCGCGCATATATCCAAACTCTTGCTCGATATGGGCAAACACCTCTCGGTCTTTTGCATACCGTTTCCAGTAAGCCTCAACCATTGCTGTTAATTTGCATAGGTCATCGCTGCTTAGCTCTTCAGCATAAGGCATCATTGCAGAACGAAGCTCTGCTATTGTTCTTGCGCCTCGTCTATATGCTTCGATTGCTGCGTGCATGGCTGAGCCAAAACCAAAGAAACTTGGTCGATGTACTGGCTCAAGGTTGTCAATGTAACTGTACTTATATGCACGCGCACACTTCTGTAGTTTGCCTATGCTGTTTGATGATACTTTAATCATTGTTTACCGCTCCTACAGATAGAAGCACTTCAGCATGAAACTTTGCAGAACGCGCAGCATTCCATATCAATTTAGCTTGATTGCTACTGTCAAAGTATTTATCTGATAGCTTTTCTACTGATTCACATAGCGCAATAATGTTTGCGCCTGCTTGTTCAATTTGCTCTAGCTTCTGTGGGCTGAGACTCTTGTCTTTTTCTTTTGTCATTAAATAAGTCCTCTACTGTCATTTCAAAGTGTCGTGCCAGCCAAATAGCTAGCCCTAGTTTCGGTGTCCGTTCGCCACGCTCGTATTGAACCAACGCATGGAACGAGACTGAATGCCCTGCATTCTGAGCCAGGGCACACAACTGTTCTCGACTTAGCTTATGCTTGCGCCTTAGCTTTGCCAGTTTGCTATTCGCTTTCATTAGTTGTCGAAGTAATCCTCGATAGCTCGACGCGCTCGGCGTGCCATCTTTTTATCCCATTCAGGGCGCTCACGTGCCCACAACTGAAGCTCTGCAATAAATGAAGGGTCTTCAATTAGTTTGTTATATATAAACTGCGCCGCTGGACTGGGAGAATTCGCGCCTGATTCCCAGTTCTGGATTGATGTTGCGCTAGTGTTTAGCCATTCGGCCATCATGTATTGCGTCACTCGTTTCATAGTCTGTCCCTTGTAGTATACCAAGTATCTTTGTGTCAATAAGTTTGTGTTTTGCTGGTTACGGGGCGGTTGGCTTTGCCCTCCGCATTCGCAAGGCTCATGTTCTTGGTACAAACTGGGGCCAGTTTGACCCCAGCGCATACCTTGTATGCTTCTATCCTCCCCATTGCTCAGCCATGGCATCGGCTATGCCTTGGTAGGTTTTGCTTCTAAGTTTCCATCTGTCAGCACTGGGCGCGAGTTTATTTTGACCGCTCGGCGTTTGATTTGACCAGTAACCACAGTCAGGTAACTCCAGCTCATTCGTTGGTTTGAGCAAAGGCAAACCCTTAAGCCAGAGACATGTCTTCTTTGACTCAGCATGACCAAACATCCAAGGCTGTATTATTTGCTCCGGCTTTCGTATTCGCGTGCTGATAATGCTAACCGGATTCTCTAGGGCAATCCTTGGAATGTCAGCATCAAGCAACCTACGAACAAACTCCAGCGCCTCCGCTTGTTCCTTCTGTTTATATTTGAACCATCGCGCACCACTAACAGCAAGATGAGTGCAAGGCGGGTGGGCAATTAGCAAATCCCAACCATCCCCTAGAATGTCCATCACGTCACCTTGGTAGTGCTCGCCAAGTCTTTCAGTGGGCAACAAGTCACAGCTAACAGCATCGTGCCCGCGCTGTGTAAATGCATCCCTTACGGTACCCGAAAACTCACATGCAATTAATACTTTCATCAGTCCCCCCAGATTTCGTTTTCAATTTTCATTGTTAGTTCAAACGGGCAGAACTCAAACCCGAATAACTCTTCTACTCTTTCGTTTATTATCGGCACCTCATCATCTGTGAATAGGCGCTTGCCTGTTAGGCCGTTGACTATTGTTTCTACCGGGTCATCGTAGTGGAACGTTCGCTTTTGCTCTGCCAGTTTAGTAATGAAATTTATTGCATCTTGCTCTGTCTTGATGGGTGTTGCTATGGTGTCCGCTGCGCCCCTATTGCCCTCAAGGGCGCCGGACATATCAATCCGATGCGTTGCCTCCTCTCTATTAATGTCTGACCACACGAGCAACTCCCACTTGCCATCAGTGCATTCGAGGTAGATTGGCGAACCTCCCTGCTCGCATTGGGTACCCATGCCGTCTACAAATATTTCGACTGAAGCAGTGTCGATGTTAATCACTCGTCCCATAATTACTTGTCTCCCTGTGTCGTCATTTCTTCAAACTCCAAGTCCATGTGGTCAGCTTCGATTGCATTAATCAAACACCGATGCAATGCAGCCCGAGTCCAGCAACTTGGATTGGCTTCCGAGTCATCCACCATGATGAAGGTGCCTGTCACCTTGTACACTTTCAGAGTCCCGGGGACTGTGTCATCCGTTGTCAGTGTCTTCATTTGTCTTCTCCTTAGTGCGCCGGAACTGTTATGCTCTTGCGCTTATCCTTTCCTTTTTTCTTTCCATTACACAGCAGGCAGCTTGCACACTGCGTTCCGCGTTGTACATACGGACACTCAATCTCATTATCTTCTGGGTGTTCACCATCCTTTGTTACTCTAAATGTGCGCCAACCCATGGCCCATGCTTCCTCTGCCTCCTCGATAGAGTGCACTGACGCCATGGCGTAATGCCTCAACCACTGGTTGGATTCCTTTCTCCACTCATGCTCATACAGTGTCCACTTCTCAGCGGCCTGGAGCAGTTGCTCTGATACTTCCCTTGGGATGCTCGACATGTTTCCATACTCGCCAAACCTTACCGGCTTGTTGCCTAGCACATCCCTTGCTGCTTTCATGTCAGCACTTAGCGCCAGTGCAGTGCTCCACTGCCTGCCCTTCCAATGCAAGCCGACATAACACGGCTCGTCACTCACCTCTTTTGTCCAGAC